CGGCGGCTCCCTCTCCGCCGGTATTGGGCACATCGCCAGCTTCTTCTCTGAAATAGAGAAAGCCGCCGGTATCGTGGATAAAACCCGGCAAGAGGTTTCCAAGCTGGAAATGCAGCAGCAAACCAACGCCCTCACCAGGGCGAAAGCCTTAGCTGAGCTGCAGATCAGGGAACGGGATGTAGAGCGCACCCGTGCCCGCGGCATCGTGAGCATCGCCCAAGCCGAAGCCGCCCTAGCGGAAGCCCGTAAGCAATCTGCCCTCATGGGGTCCACCAGCGTGGAAGCCATGAAAGGCGCCATTGACCGCTTCTACCGCACCGGCAAATTCACCATCGAAGATTTGACCGCCTCCGTGGTAGCAAACAGCAAGGAAATCCAGGCCGCCGAATGGGGAATCCGGGTCGCCCGGGCCCAAGCAGCAGTCGACGACCTGGAAGCAGCAAAAGCCCAATCCGAAGCCCGCTACGAGGCGCTGGAGGCAACACTGAAACAAACCGCGGCAGCGCAGCTGCTGCGGGCCCAAACCACAGCCCTTGCCGAACAAACCGCCAGCCTATACGGCATGACCGCCAACCAAGCCCAAGGCGCATCCAAAGGCTTCGGTGGGGTATCTAAGCTGGTAGGCGGCATCGGTAAGCTCCTAGCCGGCGCCGCTGCTGGTGTTGCTGGTTTCACCGTCGGCGGGCCACTAGGCGCCCTAGCAGGTGCCGGCATGGCATTAGGTGGCCTGAAAGACCTGGTACAGGGTGGCATTGACATCCACCAAAACAAGGACTCCATCAAGGAAGCCTGGAAGAACTTGGGGACAGCTGAAAAAGCCGCCCTGGTTCTGGGGTCCGCGGGCGGTGCTGCCCTCACCATCGGTGGCGGTGTGCTCTCCCAACAATACGGAGTAGAAGCCGCCACCGGTGGCGCCAAGCTCGGCGAGCAGTTCATGGAGAGCACGATCGGCGCACTCCAGTACGGTATCAGCGGCAGGATCGAAAAATCCCAACGCCAAACCGAAGACCGGCTCACCGCCATCCAACGCCAGATCGACCAAAACAACCTCAACCTGGAGCTAGAGCGAGCCACTAAAACCGTGGAATACCTCCGGCAAAAAGACAAACTGACTGCCGAACTGGAGTACGCGAAACTCAAACAGGAGATCGAAAAAACCGACGACGAAAAAGTGCGGAAAGTACTCGTCGCCGCCGCGGAAGTAGAACGCCTCCGCTCACTCGCCACCACCACCGAGGTAGCGCAAACCGGGGAACTCCGCCAGCTCAACGCCACCCTGGCAGAACTCCTCGCAGTCACGAAACGCTCACTCGCTACCGGCTCCGGGCAGGTGGGGCAATTATCGGCAGTTGATGCGGTGCGCTACGAGCGAGCCCGAATCTAGCAGAAAGGAGGCACCATGATTGACCGGCGCTATTTAGTGCGGTACATCGCCCCCACAGGTAAAACCTGGGAGCTGTCATCCAGCACCTGGATAGCAGGCATCCGCAGAGCCGGCATCAAAGAGCTCATCGGCAGGCCCGAAGCCACCGGCATCGAAACCCTTGGCGTACCGGGCAGAGCCATCGAAGGCCTCCGATTCCCAGCCATCGAAGGCTCCCTCGATCTTTTTGTGCGCGCCGGGCAGGGTCGGCATGCCCATGATATTTGGGCAGAGTTTCGTCATGGTTTCTCCATCCTTCCGCCGTTGGGCACGCTTCAGATCGAGTCACCCATGGGTACTATGCATGCCCAAGTGAGGCTTAATGGCGCTCCGTCTGATCTGGAGGTTGATGATGCTACGGCTGATGTGTGGGCGCTATCCATACCGCTTGCTATTGATGCTGGGTACTGGGAAACGACCCCATTCCGAAAGCCCGGGAGCGTCACTGTGACGAATTCTGGTCAGGTGTATATATGGCCGGAAATCGTGTGGGAAGGGGCCGGTGGGAAAGTAACACTCCCCTCCAGGGCAGAATTCACCCTACCTGCCGTGGATTCTATCCGCCGGCTGCACCTGGATCCGCAGAGATCCCACCAAGTACTCAATGGCCTAGGCGTACGGGATGATGATCTCTGGCGCCGAATCCGGGGTCAAATCATTTCTGAAGGCGTACCCCCGGGGCAAAGCAGGCAATACAACTTACCTGCCGGGGCGTTTCTGGAGTGGCGGATAGGGGTGCTCGACCCATGGCGATGACAATAGGGCAGTGGTGGCAGCACGCTAGGCACCGGGCTATGGTGGCGGAAGATTTCGGGCAATGGATCGGGCTACTGGACGAGAACTGCGAGCCGCTTTTCGATTGCCCACCACCAGTAGAATTCTCGGCGCCCGCCACCCGGGGCGCCCCGGTATCAGGCAGGTTCCTCCACAAAGTAGCAGACGGTGTTAGCGGGGCAGTACACCCGTTAGCGGATGAACTGATTGCCGATTTCGGCGCAGCCCAAAACGGGCAACTCATCGAAGCCGATGGCCCAACCCGCTACATCATGGTGGAGCGCCCAGGCTTCCGCAGAGTGTATCGGATCACCCACACCGTAGCCAGGGGCACCTTCCACACCCCAACCCTTGTGGAGATCAACGGCACTGACCTGCTCTCAATCCTGAATCGGCACGTGGCATGGTCAAATCCCCAAGCGCTTCGAACAGGCAGCTTCCAGACGTTTACCCGCGACTGGGTAGGCGACCCCACCAAGCTGGAGCTGTATAAAACACCCCGTGATTTGATGCACTACCCCATGGTCACCGCGGTTGACGGGGTAACCATGGAAGGCTCAGCCGAAACCGTGATCCGCAACGTCATCGCCACCTCCTTGGAGATCGGATTCAAGCTGTGGGGAAAGGGGCAACGGATTGTGGTGTCGACGGCATCCTCCAGGCTGCCATCCCCGCACCTGGTGTATACCGCTGACGACCAGCCCCTCTGGGACTCCATAGGGGCCCTAGCCCTCCAGGCCGGCATTACCGTCGCCTGCGACCTGTGGTTCCCATCCGACTCCCAACCCATAGGGGTGAAACTCCTCACCCAACCCACCATGATAGTTCGCGTCACCCAAGGCTAGCCGGCGCAGATAGGAGGAGATCATGGCCGAAAAAACCGACGTCATCCTTGTCGCTGACGGTGGTGACCTCACCGTAGGCCGCCACATGCCCGCCTACACCTACGGCAGTTTCGACGTCACCATCCCCGCCGACAAACAACAAGAACAACCCGTCGAAAACCGGCTCCGCAACGGCTACATCTACCGCCCACCCAATGCCGGCGCTGGCGCTTTCGACGTGGGATTTGTGCGCGCCGACGTCACCCTCAACATGAACGGCAAATCCTCCAACCTCGAAACCGCAGTAGACACAGCCCAAAAACGAGTCGACGGCAATCTATTCTTCGAACGCGACATCACCGGCCGCGGCCTCGGCGCCTACGAGCCTGGTGTGGATTTCCGGCTTGGGGATGTGGTTTTGGTGGAGATTTGGGGCAGGCGCATCAAGGTGCCGGTGACCGCTATCGACCTTATTGGCAATAGCCAGGAGGGGGCTAGGGGCTGGCGGGTTCATGTGGGTGGGCAGATGATTTCCGATGCTGAGGCCCTGAAAACCCACAACAATGCTATCTGGGAACGCATTAATCAGGAGCGGGCAGAGCGGCTGCGCACGGTCGGGGCGGTGCAGAAGACCGCCACCACGGCGGTAACCGCGGCAAGTGTTGCTGACATCAAAGCAGATGAGGCTAAAACTGCGGTGGATGAGGTAGCGCGGAATCTAGCGGCTGAGTCCAAGCGGCGGACTGTGGAAAACTTGGCTATGATTGCCACCCTGGCCAGGTATTACATAGCTACTCAACCCCAGACAGGTTACCTCCGGTCGAAAGGTACGCTTATCTGGCAAAACGCGGAGATTGTTCACGATGGAGATATAACATTCTCCATACGCAACCAAAATGATATCGGGTTCACCGGGGTGACGGCGATCATGGTTGTGCGAATGGACGCCATTGCCGGGTATAGCGATACCTATGAGCTCAAGATTGACAAGGATAATCCAACAACCAAGCTATCAACCCACTTCGCTGAAGCTGTCCGGTCTTTCACCGTCACCATCTATCCCCAATACAGTGTTCACGAAATCCTGAGAGACGAGATCGAAAAGAAAGGCGTTTAATCATGCCAACTATTACCGGGGATTTGGGGCTCGTAACCCAAATCCCCGCAGGCGCCACTCACTTGCATATCCATGCTCCCCAAACCCGGGTTACCGGCAGCACAGTAATCCTCACCGACCCCGATATTATTCAGGTAAAACCTGATGGCACTTTCACTACCGCCATTGAGCCTGGTGAAGCTATCTGTATCCCCGCTTACTCCGGTACTATGGGGCTCCCAATTCCCATTCTTGTGAAACCGGAAACCACAACCTTTGCTGAGGCTGTGCGGAACGCCGGGAATCTCACCGCCGACGAACGCGATTCCGTCATCAACATGTACCACGAAATCGTGGCATCCCAACAAGCCGCAGCAGCCGCCGCCAGCCGCGCCGGGGCGAAAGCCACCGAAGCCGCTGGCCATGCTCAAGCAGCAGCGAAATCCGCCACTGAAGCAGCAGCGGCTATCCCCCCGGCAACTGCCACAACCCAAGGCAAAATCCGCCTAGCAGGAGACCTCACCGGCACCGCCGACAACCCTAAAATTATTACAGCAGGCAACTCGGCATGGAGCGTTAACGCCGAGCCGGGTTCCGTTAAAGAAGGATTTGTCAAGACCAAATCCGACGGCCAAATCCATATCCATCCCGGCTTAATCACCCAATCATGGCACGCGGCTAGCAAAGGATATGTTGACAACCAGATAAACACCAGAGCGCCATCACAACACACACACCGCTTTCAGGAACTTCAGGGCTTGCCGACCACATTCATTAACCCAAAAGTTACTGGATCGCTTAATTCCTTCATGGTCCGAGATGATAGTGGTCGGGCGGAGGTGAATGAGCCCACCACCGCGAAAGAGATAGCAAACAAACAATATGTTGATGGTGAGATAGCTAAGGTTGGTGGAAATCTCAGGAAGGAAATAATCTTCGGTAGCCAGGTATCTGTTTTTAAGGTGGGCAGGTGGGTTTTCATTAACGTACGGGAAGCTAGTGGCGGCTATAAAGGCCAATTATCTATAGCTTTCCGCCCTATAGAAGACGTAGATTTCTTTCTCACAGTGCCTAATCGCCGCGGCTATCCTGGCTTCTGCAACGTTCTTACTAACGGCAAGGTCGAAATCAACTTCTCAGGCGACACTAACAGCTCCGATCAGGGCTTTGGGTGCGCCACCTACCTAGCAGCAGAATAGAAAGGAAACAGCCATCATGTCATTGCAAGATCTTAAAACCAGCACCCAGGCTCTCACTATGGAGGAGTGGGCGGAGTTCCTCGGCTGGTGTGTGGCTGAGGAGCGGCCGCGCCGGGAGATGCTACAGGCCCAGGAAGAAGCACGCACCCGGCTCATCATGCACCTGCGTGAGCTAGGGGAAATCCCCGCCCCCGACGCACTGCGGGAACCACCACGGCATGTGGAAGACGCCCCTGAGTGGCAGCACCCCAAGAGTGAACCGCAAAACTGCTACATCCAGGGCGATATCATCCAGCATGAGGGCAACCTCTACAAGAGCATGTATTCACATCTGAACTGTTCGGTCCCTGGCGCTGATGGTAAATGGCTGCGTATCGAGCCTGCGCCGGAGCCTGCCACACCACCGGAAGAATCCCAATAAACAAACCCCCTATCAAACCCCGGAACGCCCTTATTGCTTGGGCGCGCCGGGGTTTTTGCATGGGCGCAATCTAAATGAAGAAGGAGAAAGTAATATGACTGTGATG